AATCCACTGATAGCAAAATATTACCTTGAGGTATAAGATCGGTTGGTACGTTAATCTGATATGAGAAGGTAAACTGATCAATTCTTGATGTTACGGTAAACGTGCCGTTGTACACAACAGGGTTAGCACCATATATGGTAACCTGATCAGAAACCAGTAATCCATGTGGGTTACCGCAAACTACAGTAGCAGTTTGGTTATTAACACCACCAGGAGTGATAGTAGTAACCTGAATTAGTTTCTTAACGTTATATAACCAAGATTGGAGTCTTAACTCCTCAGCAGTGGATCCAAGGTTTGCAACCTTCAGTTTATCTCCACCAAGGTAGTAACTACCAGTATCGTTTAGTACTGTGGTACCTGCTTCAGCAATACCAAGAATCCTTAACTTACATTCCGTTGCAGTGCCTCTGTTGACATAAACAAAAATATCTGATTGAATTATAGTACCAGGATCCCAATCTTCGACGATTCCATTTTTACTACGTGTACACTCTATGAACTGGTTTAGGGACTTCTCCTTATACTGGACTTGCTCTGCATCATTGATTCTAATGGTACCATTCCTTTCAGGCCATCCTATCGTCGAGTCAACGGTGATAATTTGACCAGTTGTTGAAAGAGGCTCAACAAGACGAGTTTTGTAAGGAATAATGAAATTCCCAACCAATGTTTCTTCCGAGATAGCCAATTCATAGATTGTATCGGTACCTTCGATGATTGTAATGACATTTTCTATTAAAGCAGAAGCAGCAGTAACACTACCATCAACCTCATCAGCATATTGGTTAACCTGAGAGTCTATTAGATTTGCAGCATCACCTTCTATTAACTCTGCACGTAAAATAGTGTCTACAACCCAAGTTGCATGAGATGGACTGATAATCTCATCTTTAGGATAGTAAAGATCAACATCTTCACCAAATAAGATTTTAAAGAGATATTGTGATGCTAACTCAGTACCTTTAGAGATATAGAAGTCAGTAATATTTTTAATGACCTGTACAGGGTTAACCTTACCAAAATCGATATCTAAGGTTGGTAGATATTGTCTTCTAAACTTATCAAAAACTTCTTTAATGAATAAAGAGTCAAGGTTGGTAACAGCAGCTCCAGCAACGTGATTTGACTGTCTTAAAGCTGCTTCTCCAGCATATATCTCATTATGGAGGTTATCGTAAGCAACAGGTCCAGAAACGCCTCTAGAGCACCCTAGGAAGGCACTAGAAGCGTATCCTGATCCATACTCTTGTATATCGAATCCTGTTACTTGATCAAACCCAACATCTACAGATGCTCTCGCTGCTTTTGGTTCTGCGATGTATATTTTAGGAGGTTCTGATTCTGAGTAACCAGATCCAAAATTAGTAATATTAATATCAGTAATTTCACCGTTAAAGATAGTAGCAGCAGCTTCTGCTCCTGTACCTCCTATAGGTTCTCCATATCCGTCTTTTCTGTCATCTACAATATAAACTGAAGGTGCATCGGTATAACCCATTCCACCAGTCAACATTTCGATATTTGTAACTGATCCAGATGCTACAGTCACATCAAGGACTTGAGCACCGATAGGATTAACAATTGCCACACGAGGAGGAGTAACATACCCTCTACCACGATTGGTAACTTGTATTTCGTATACTTGACCGTCTTGGTTGATTTTGGATATTGCAGCAGCGTTAATACCACCATCAGGAGCGTCGTCGATGTAAACAATAGGAGGATTACTATATCCACTACCCATAGTGTCAACAGTAATGGTGCCTATGTTAACTCTACCTTCAGAGTCAATAGTAGGAGGACTAATGGTTGCACCACCAGGATTCTTGAATGATATAGCAGGAATGAAGTCATATCCACTACCACTATTAGTAATAGACAAACTATCAACCATTCCAGTCTCATCATTGACTGTAAGTGATAATTTTGCTGCAGTACCGTTAGTATTGCTAGGTCCGACAACAACAGGGATGGGTGGGTTATATGTTGAGTAACCTTGACCACCATCGATCAAATTGATGTCTTTAATCCCTCCGATTAGAGATCTGGCAGTCGATCCAGTTCCAGTTTTACTGGTAATGGTAACTTTAGGTGCAAAATCGATTCTATACTTAGATCCACCAGTTTTAGGGATCAGAGACTCAATTGTGCCATCATCAGCAACCTTAGCAATTGCTGAGGCTCCAGATCCATAAGAAGGAGCATTATATTCAACAGACCTAATATGAATATCGTCAGCAGCTCCAATTTCATTTTTGAAAACAACCCGATCTTCAAAAAGGGTAAAATCTTCATATGGTACCTGTAATCTATTATTTTTCTTAATTATTAGACCAACAGAAGATGTTGGAGTGTAGGATTGTGTATTAATCCTTAAAGGGTAGTATTTTGTGTTTTGCCATTCCTGATAAGGGATAGCATCCGCAGTTTTGATGACCTGATCCGAATATCCAACCAAATAAGTGATTGAAGTGAATTCTGAGTTGTCAGCTCCAATTTGATCTCTAGGAGGAGTAGCAAAACGTATATTAAGACCTTCAACGAAGTAATCTACGTTTGGCACCATCATTACATTGTAAGCAATCACAATCAAGTGCTCTGCTGAAGGAGGAGCGACTGGAGTGCCTAAAAAACTTAATGGGAAGGTAGTTTCAACTCCATCAAAGAGTTGGAATGGGTTTTCTAGCTGCTGTTTCTTCTTATTAAACTGATCGTATGAAATACCTGGTGTAATAATAACATCAGGACCACGAGTAACCTTTTCATAGTAGATTACTTCATTATCAATCATTATGGAGCCATTTTGCTCCTGAAATCCATCTATACCCTCAATTTCAATCTTATTATCGTACACACCGATATCCTTGAGCAATGCAGTTGCACTATCAAGTTGCTCAGAGGTATAACTATCCAGATCAAGATATCTCAATAAATTATTGAGTATATCGTAAGGTCTACCTGTTTTTTCCTGAGACTTATAATATTCAAACAAGAAATTGACTAATTGTCTATCTTCTTGTCGAATGAACTCAGGTAACTGATTCTCGACTCTATCAGAGACGTTGATATTCTTTGTAATCGGCATCTATCTTAGAAACAGGATTCGCTAACTGGATATGTGAAGGTATCCGTTGGGTAGTCAATGATATTTATGCCAGTTACGTCACCGAAATTATAACCATTAAAGTTATTCGGATCAAACGTTGGAATGGCGATATCATTGATTGTGTAGTCAATTGGATTGACTGCGGGGTTGAATATTGTAGGATCGACTCCTGGTGGAATCGTTATAGATCCTCCAGCAGGTAATACTTGTATTGGTAGTCTTGTAGTGTCATCTGGAGTGCCCTGAATCGCTACAGGACCAACACATACTTGACCAGTTGCATAATCTACGCTTCCTACGGAAGGATTGAGAGTCAATTCAGTCTCATCTCTGGTTGTAACCAAAAGTAGGTTACCTTGACCATCATCTCTTATATTTACAGGTACCAAGACCTGATTAGTTTGATTTGTTGACAAACCAGGAGATGCAATAGCAGCAGAAGTTGCTCCATCAGTCAAAGTTAGGTTAACCAAGTCTTCTGTATAACCAGTAGCATAAAATGTGCCTGATTTTACTACAGAGAAGGTTGGTTTACACTTATTCCCATCACCATCACCTGATCCATCGCCACCATCGCCACCATCGCCACTTGGAGTGCCAGAATAGTTAGATGGGTCATAAAGTGGGTTACCAAAGTCTAAACATTGAGTAAATACACTACCAAAAGTGAATTTATCAAGATTTTGACCTAAAGTCATCTGAGTAACGTTACCAGAAATGCTAGTATCCGCTTGATCAACCATAGATCCAAATTTAGATCCGTCGATACGTCCACCAAACCTATTTGTTTGACCATTCTTGTTAAATTGGTCAATTCCTTGTAAAACTTTAGTGCCAAGTTGTGATCCAGTTAAACCAGTGTCATTTCCGTTATAATAAACGTAAGATTTAGGAATAATGTAGTAAGATGTTGGGTCAATGATGACTGGCTCAATAGAAGCGACTGAATATTTCTTCAAATCGTTTTTTATCTTCTGTTTTGTAGTCTCATTGAGTTTATTTCCTGTTTTTGGTCGAATTGCGACGTAAACTTTACCATAAATCGGTGGAGATAACTTCTCACCACCAAAAGCAGTTACAGATGCTGCTTGAGGGTAGATTTCGGAGACTATATGCTCATAATCATTCTCAGTTACTGCTCTATTCTGTGTTGCATACGCTCTAGGTGCTCTAAACTTGACTGAGAGAGGTGTTTCACGATCTTCACCGTCCTGAGCAGAGTCTTTAGTGGTTAATGTAATAGAATTTGGTGAAATAACTCTTAAATCACTGTCTATTACGTTACCAATGAAGTCAAAACCCTTTGCACCGTTAGCTTCTACCCCATCTGTTGACACATATGTGATAGTAATGTATTCTCCATCAATTAATTTACGTCCAATAGACCCATCTCCGAAAACAAGACGATATCTCATGTCATCAGTCTCTTCCAGATAGTAAATTCTGGTAGTACTATCGGAATTTGTGACGTTTGTAGCAGGACTATAGGTATCTGTCTCTGAGGATTGAGCAGTTGGAGAGATATCTACTGTCAAAAGACCTGTATCTACGTTTTCATCAGGAATAACGTAGTCTTGCTTCTTAGTATAGTCAACTGTGTAGTTATACGTTAGTAGATTTCCCTGATATACCAACACATTATCAAAAACTGCTTGTCCAGTAGCACTATCAACAGCCACCTTGATGTCCTGTGTCAATGCAAAGGTATAAGAAGCATTATCATTGTCTGCAACAAAGACATCACCCTTCTTTAAGGTGGCAAATTCTGGGAAAGTGGTGCCATTTAAACTTGTTGTAGTTTGTGCGATCATCTTCACACATGCTCTAGGTGCCTTAACCGACCTAGGAGTGTAATTTAACTGCTTTGCGATCCTTACAATGTTATCTCTAACCGTTGCAGTCTCCAAAAATGCTTCGTTTAACGCCATGTTAGCGTTAAAAGCAGTATAATATGTGTTGTATGCTAGTATATCAATCAGATATGACGCAGAACTACCTTCAAAATCGTAATCTGAGAACTCTTTTCTTGTCCTTAGATACGACCTAATGGATTCTTTGATCTCAAAGAAGTCTAAAGACGTTAATTGTGATGGAATTGCTGACATTTTATGCTTTCTCTAAGAGAAAATCGACGTTTTGTACTAATTGCTCTCCAACAATAGTGTAATCTATCGATATCTGGACTGAATTTATATCGGAATCATCACGAACTCTTACCCCAGTGACTTGAATTCTTGGTTCTAGTCTAGATAGGCAGTTATATATCTCACCTTTCATAGAATCCACTGAGAATGGATCCCATGGTTCAAATAAAAGCATCCTTACTTGAGAACCAATCTTCTCTTGGAAAGGACGTTCACCAAATTGAGTCAGAAGAAGATTTCTAACTGACTGTTTTATAGCATTTTCATTTTTGACCACGCCAAAATCGCCAGTAGAGGGGTTAGCGTTAAAAGAAACTGCTAAATCCTTGAATCCCCTACTGACGTATTTCTCAGATCTGAATCTGTATGAAGGCATGTCCTATACTTTTAAGATATTTATCACTATATCTTTTATTTATAGGGTTTCCCGACTATTTTCCTTGACCCCTATACTTCTTCCTTCTTGCATTACGAGAAGTAGCACTCAATTTTGTGTTTTTTGAGTTACCTTGACTTGTTCTCTTTGCTGGAGGAGCTTGATAGTCACCGTTTTGGGTGTATAATGCCATTTTTGGTTAATAAACTACTATGATGATAGCACAGATGGGTGCCCCCAGTCAATAACAGATGAACAAGGGTAACTAAATCCCGAAAATCCAACTCCTAGAGGGTCTAGTATCCTTGCAATAGGTAATTTTAGAGCAAAAACTGTAACAGTAGTTGCCATAAGAATTCTAGTATGTCCTACACCACCACCATCTTCGATTGTAAGGGTGCTACAAGGGATTGGAGTGGGCGTTGGACAGGTTGACTTACCACAAGGACACATGTACACAATAATATTAGTACATACTGCTATGTGTGGTGTAAATGTATCACCATGCAACATGATAGGAATACGATTTACCTGCACAGTTGCCCTATATGGGGTTACAGGAAATATAGGAGTTAGTGGTTGTGGAGGCCACCAACAAGTATACTCTTTAATTGTAATAGAATATGGTATTGGTGTACTACCACAGGACTGCACAGAGTGTACAGTAGACGGTAGACACAATCCATGACCACTACAAGGTAGTCCATTCAGGGATGATACTGGTAAGAGATATCCAAATGCCATATTATAACCTCTTAGGGAATATAGTGTCGTTTAGTACAGTGCCATCTACCCAAGAATCATCCTCATTACATTCATCAAAGAATGGGTTTCCATAATTACGCAATGATCTTCCCAATGCTATAACTCCACCAGTTAACCAATTTCTAACAGTCATTCTCCCATTGTAAGCACCGAGTTGTAATCTAGCAGTAGATCCAGATCCTGTCATACGTTTAGGATTGACAGCAATTGAAGCATCAAGTACTCTATCTAATGCTGCACAAGAATCATACAACTCTGTAGTGTTACAGTAGGTCTGACCTGCTATAC